GCGTGCATGGGCTGTACGGGTCTGGGAGCAGCCGGACAATGCGCAAGGCCGCGACTGGGAGCCGCCCCGTGCGGAGATTGACGACACCATGCGTCGATTTATCCAGGACTTCAACGTGGTTGATGGTCTTTTCGACCCCGCCGGATGGGAAGCGCTCGCGGCAGAGTGGGAGTCTCTGATACAGAAAAAGCGAAATGGTTCCCGGCGCGCGAACAGCGCAGGCTTTGGTACTATGCTCTGGCGCGGTAACCAGCTGAACAAGGTGGCAGAGGCTACGAAGGCGCTGCGTATCGCGCTCTATGAGAAAGAAGTTATGCTCACCGGCCCGAATGTTCTAGTACGGCATTTGACAAACGCTCAGTACCGAGAGACACGAGCCGGTAAGATTATGTATAAAGAGTCCCCATCCTCGGCACGCAAGATTGACGCTGCTTACGCCTTGATGCTGGCGTACCAGTCGAAGCTGCGGGTCAGTGCGAAGGGATACAGGATAACCCCGGCACGCCCCTCGGCTGCCCCCATGCGATTGAGGTAATACGTGGATATACAAGATTTTGAAACAGATATGGAGTACGTGAACTACCTGTACTCTCAGCTTCGCCAACGGCACGACCATGTTGTAACGATGGATAAGTGGTACAAAGGTTGCGCCCCCGTCCCTACGACGGACAACGCGGGAACCTCGACCAGCGTTCAGCGCGCGTGGGAGAACTTGCAGCGTCTCTCACGCATCAACGCTGCGTCGTTGCTTGTTGATTCTCGTCTTCCTCGTATCAGTATTCACAGTGTGCAGTCCGCCGCTGATTCTTCCGCTGACGGGGATGACGAGATTGAATCATTCATGCAAGAGTCCGACTTCCGCCTCAAGCTAACGGAAGCCCTGCGCGACGCCCTCATATCCGGCAAGGGGTATCTCGCCCTTACCGAAGATGGGTTGATGCACCTACCCCCAACACACACGTACTGCGACCAAGACGCAGCAGGTAATACTACTGCCGCCTTAGCTATGTACGTATCCCCTGACCGAAAGCATAAGGTTATGCTCTTCGCCCGGCCAGGGTACTACCGCATTGCTAAGGCTGAGCTGTTCCTACCACTGCAAAACACCGGCGAGTGGTTGTGCCCAGATATGTCGGAGTTCTCGCCGCACCTCGGCAAGTGGGAGTGGGAAGAACCCGTGCACGTCAAGGGTGAGACCGTAACCATCTACGAACTCTCCGACCAGAAGGGTATTATCGCTCGCCACTTGCCGACCTTGAAGCGAATCAACCATACGATTCTGCAGCTCGGTGTGTTGGTGGCTACCCAGGCGTACCGCAAGACCATCTTGTCTAACCTGCCGAAGTATGACGAAGATGGTAACGAGATAGCTTACGACCCCGGCATGTTCGAAACCGCACCAGATGCGCTGCTTTTACTTCCAGACGGTGTTAATATCTGGGAGTCCTCACAGACTGACCTCAACCCGGTACGTAACCTGGTGTTGGATAACCTCAAGATTTTAGCGGCAGAGTCCAAGACTCCGTTGTACATCCTCTCTCCCGACTCTGCTACGGCTTCGGCTGAGGGCGCGTCCATGCAGAATGAGCCGCTGATTTTCGACATTGAATCTCTTGAGATGCGTATAACCTCAACGCTGCGCCGCCTCTTTGCTGATGCAATGGCGGCGCGCGGGGACTCTGAGCGTGCAGATGCTACAAAGATAAACATTGATTGGGTGAACCCAAAGCGCCCATCGGACGTTGAGCGTATGTCGGCTGTTCAGCTGGCAACCTCGGCAGGTGTTCCACTGACCGTAGCTCTTCGCAAGTTCGGAGGATTCTCTGCGCTTGAGGTAGCAGAGGTTGAGCGTGTGCAGGGTAACCAAGCTCTACGCGATTTGGTAGTAGCCAACGCGACAGCTTCATATCAGCAGCAGAACCAGGAAGAAGAACCTACCACCGACCAGACTCCCGAACCGGACCCGAAGAACCGGCAGGTACTCAACAACACTTCCCCCTCTGCTAACATTGCTAACCAGAACAACGGCGGCGCTGTCTAATGGCGACGAGCGGATTCTATGGGGAGCTATCTAACGCTCATTCAAAGCGCAGCCGCTCTCTGGTAGAGATTCTGGTGCAGTGGCTCTTCTCTCGGTGGCGTTCTGCCCCTATGACTTCGGACGCAGCGCAAGAGCTTATCGACGATACCGTAGAGAAAGTTCTTGATGTGATGGACGACGTTCGCACGGACGCAGACGCTTTCCTAACAGAGGTACTGGAAGCTGAGGGGGTACTGTTTCCACGCAACGTACCCCCGGCACGGGACGGCTCGTACCCCCGTCGTTCCGTCTTGCCGGAGGATGTGTGGGAACGCCCGGTGAATGAGTACCGCGCGGCGCGTAACAATGGCGACTCGCACCAAGAAGCTATGCTCAAGACCTTAGCTCGCGTTCGCCAGTTGGCAGACGCGGACGTGCGTATGGCTAACCGCGCGCGTGCGGCACAGGTGTATGAAGCAGCTTCACCGAACGGTGTTATCGGGTACCGGCGTATTATCCACCCGGAGCTATCGAAGACCGGCACGTGCGGTCTGTGTCTTGTTGCGGCGGACAGGCTGTACTCAACCAATCAGCTGTACCCACTGCATGATAACTGTAAGTGTGAGACGCTACCTGTGACGAACACGTCCGACCCCGGCTTGAAGCTGAACCGTGAAGACCTGGATTACATCTACCGTGTTGCGGGCGGTAACACAGCAAGCAAACTCTCGAACACGCGCATTGCTGAGTACGTCTCGGGTGAGAAAGGTCCGGTTCTGGCGCGCCGCGTTGAGAAGTCGAAGAGCGGTCTCACACCGAAGAACGAGCAGTACGCCTTGTCGGGGGATGACGCAGAGCGCGCTTCACACGTGTGGACCCCTGCAGAGGAAGTTATTGGGGCGCAGGACGAACTCGCCGCTCTACGACAGCGCAGGGCGAAGCCGCGTAAGCGTCGATTGACGGTGCTAGAAGAACGTATTGCATACTGGGAGAAGCAAGCTAGGAAGCATTCAGCATGATTCGATTAGTAACTGGACCCCCGGCAAGCGGGAAGAGTACATACGTTCGAGAGAACGCTAAGCCAACAGATGCTATTATTGATTTAGACCTACTGGACGGGGATTCTGCGCTTCGTGCCGCTCTGGAAGAGAGTTTGCACCTGAAAGGTTCTCGAACAGATGTTTGGGTTTGTCGAACCCTACCAGACCCGAAAGACCGAAATGGTTTTGCGGAGTACATCCAAGCCGACGAAGTTGTGTTGCTTGATGACTCGACAGAAGACGAGTTGATAGCCCGGCTCGAAGGCACAGAAGATGCCGAGGCCCGACGCGAAGGCATTCGCCGGTGGTTCTCGCTCAACCCCCGAAATGGGGAACGAAAGGAAACTGAATCAATGTCTGAAAATTCAACCGCACCAGAAGCCTCGCAGCCCGTAGCCGAAGAACTTTCTACCCCGGCAAGCGAAGACCTGCAGGCACAGGTGGAAGAACTTACTAAGAAGGTTGAAGAATGGAAGAGTCATTCACGGACATGGGAGAAGCGGGCTAAAGAATCGCAGCATAACACCGGGTCTGAACAGACCAATGACGGTGAACAGCTGAAAAACCTACAAGAAGAGTTCGCTACCTTCAAACGTGAAAGCGCTCTGCGTATCGCAGAGTCCGAAATTCGTGCGGGATTGAGTGGACGTGGGCTGTCGAATTTGCAAGGATTTTTCGACGGCTTGGGTGCTGCATCGTTCCTCAATGACGCAGGCGATTTTGATAAAGACAAGTTTGAGTCCATGCTCAGCACTCTTGCAGAATCGGTGAAGCCTCAGACAGCGAACGGTATTCCTTCCCTCTCCGGCGCACCCGCTTCGGAGGGTAGTTCCAAGAACAGCTTCGCCTCGGGTGCTGCGGCATTCCGAGCTAAGCAGAAGAAATAGAAAGGTTATCGACTATGCCCAATCTGCATAGCACGGTTATTAACCGTAACCTCCCGGCTTGGTTGTCTGGTGAGACTGCAAACTTTGAAGCGCAGTCCCTTACTTTCAAGGCAACTGACTTTGCTGAGGTTATCAAGAAGTACAACGGCGTTCCCTCTGGTTACCCTGTAACCATTGCGCAGAACAAGATTACCCCTGCTACCGCTGACCCGGATGGGTTCATCTTGTATGATTCCACCAACACCTTTAGCGAAGAGCAGGTGGCAGTCATTGTGAAGGGTATTATTATCCTCAAGCGTCTGCCTAAGCTGGCATCCGGTGACGCGCTCGCCAAGCCCGCTTCGTCTGCACACTTTGTTTACATGGAAGGAGCGGCTAACTAATGTCTAGCTACGATTTGGATATTCTGCTCACCCCGGAGTACTTGACCGGGTACGCACGTGAGGCATACCAGCAGCTACAGGATGCGGCCATTGCCGAGAACTCCCTGAGTATCTTCTTCCCTGACCGCCAGGTTGAAGGCATCGACCTGAACACCCGCGACCTGAAGAAGACCCGTCCGGTCATGGCTTACAACCGTGCGTGGGACGCTGAACCGGCTCGCGGCACTCTGCCTCCGACCCGTACTATCCGCTTCGAGAACATCCCTCTGACTCAGAAGTATACTCTGAGCGAGAAGGACCAGCTGCGTGCTCGCGTTCAGTCGAACGAGGTCATCCGTGAAGCGGTAGAGAACAACGTCCAGCTTGGCGTTCAGGCTATTGCTGACCGTCTTGAGTACCAGCGCGGCCAGACCCTAAACAAGGCTCAATTCCTTGTTGAGACTGAGACCGGCGGCGTGACCGCTGACGATTGGGGCCGTTCTGCAGAGGCTACCCCCGTGGTTGCTAACAAGTTCAACGTTGCTACCACTAACGTTCTGGAAGAGCTTGTAAAGCTGCGCGATGCATACCGCAAGCTCAATGGTTTCTACCCCGGCGCGATTGTCGCTTCGCCGAAGATTCTGTTCGCTATCCAGACTCACCCGCAGTTCGCAACTAAGGTTGGCGACCACACCCGTCTTGCTACTGTTGATGAAGTCAATGGTATTCTTGCCGGTCAGCGTCTCCCTGCGATTACTGTTTACGACCGCCAGGTACAGACTCATACCGGGCCGGTAGATGTGCTGGACCAGGATAGCCTGTTCCTGCTTCCCCCGGCTGGAAGCCCCATCCTCGGCGAGACCGTGTTCTCCCGCACCAACACTGCGGTGAACCTTGGTTGGCAAGGTGTGGACGGCCAGGGTATCGTTGCAAACATTATCCAGCGTCCTAACGTTGCGTCTCTGCGTGACGTTGTTGTGGACTCTGTGGCAATGCCTGCACTCTATGCACCTGATGCTGCGTTCAAGGCTCAGGTTCTCTAACAACGACTAAGGAGCGAAACAAATGGTAACTAAGCAACCCACGTACATTTTCAATGAAGACGGGGAATTACACTTTCTCCCAGAAGGGAGTGAGCTTAGCGACCATGTTCTCTCCCAGGTCAGCAATCCGCACGTGACAGGGCTATCCGTGCCAGAAGGGAACACTTCAACGGAAGACGAAACCTCTGACGAACCAGAGGACGAAAAGAAAAAGTCCCCGGCACGGAAGCCCCGCGCACGACGCAGCACAGCTAAGAAGTAAGGATTTACCCCCGTGAGTTTTGAAGTAACCGTTGATGACGTGTACACCGCGCTAGACGGCGACGTGACCGATAGGACTGAGAAGTTTATCCAGTCTAAGATTGAGGAAGCGTTAGCAATTCTCGCGGGGGTTTGTCCGCGCCTTCGTGCTATCATCTCCGGCGAGAAGGAACCAGATAAGCTCATGGCCGTGCGTATCCGTGCCGTCGTCGTGGCGGCTGTTATGCGCGTTATCAAAGATGACCGCAGCGGGTACACCCATGAGAAGGAATCGGCATACGAGATTACGATTGACCGCATCGCTCAATCCCCAGATATTTGGTTCACAGACAAGGACCTAGAGAAACTTGGTTGTAAAGACCGACCTAACCCTATTGGTACGGCTAAGCTTGGTGTAAGTGGGATGTTCACCGCCACTACGCAGAATGTGTGGTACTGCAAGTGAGCCTTATCTCCCACCCCCGGCACGTGATTGACCTATACCCAGCGCATACCGTGATGCAGCCGGACGGTATGCCTTCATTGGAGTACATGCAGAAACCTATCCAGGTACGCTGCAACTTCCAACCTATTGCATCAGATAACCTCTCTCGAACTTCCTCGGTGCGTGAGGAATATTACGGCTCTAAACTTTCGACGACCGGGGCACTCACAACACCACCCGGAACGTTCGACAAAATTCGACGACAGCTACCAGAAGAGTATCTAGACGAGTTCCCTGTGAACTCTATCGTCGTGTACACACCAGGTAAGTACACCCGGCAAGCCGGGAACAAACCTAACCCTACTTCCAACACACCATTGATTTATTCTATTGACGCACGAGAGGTAGTGTTCCGCATGGGCGTGCGTACACAGCACGATAAAGTGTCAATCACTCGTGGCAACGCGAAAGACTTCATTGGGGTGGACTTTGGCAACTAACGGAATCGAACTGTACCGCACGAATTCGAAGCGTGCGGCTTCTTTAGTGTCTACCCGCTCGCGTGCGCTGGATATCACCGCAGAGGCTATCAAGAACGACGCGAAGGCCGCCGCCGAGCCGTACCGTAAGAGCGCTACGAACTCATACGTAGACCACTTCAAGGTGAAGCGCTCTCTCTACAAGGGGCCGCAGCAGTACCCCAACATTCCTGTATGGGACCGCGTTGTTTACAATGATGACCCTGCTGCGCACATCATTGAGCTTGGTATCGCAGCGAATGAGCTGCACTTCCGTGATGGACGGACGCAAGACGTAACCCACTTCCAGCGGGGTCACTTCTTCCTGGTAGGGGCGGCTGCCAAGGCTGTTGCTCTGGCATCTCTTACACGTCCGCAACCCTCAGCACAGAAATCTAACTGGGACTCCCGGCGCGCAAATGCCGCTATCGACCGTTCCGGCTCGCAGGGCACCCGTCACGGAGGTTACTAATTATGACAAATTCAATATTAGACTTGTCGGTTCTCAACCAAACACTACTGTCTGAGTTCGCGCCGGGGCACGTTCTGCAGCATGTACCGGCCGGGAAACTCCCGGCATGGTGGATTCAGCATCACGTTCTCTGGGCTACGTATACACCGGTGAATGCAGAGGAAACCTTGTGGAAGCTGATGATGAATACACGTATCCGTGTGTATTCGCCTCGCACCGGCAAGCTTGCGCACATTTCTGCAGACAGTATCAATCTTCGCGTGCATTCGTCCATAGAGGCGAGTGTATCCGCAGGTAAGCAAATCTTGGGGATTACGCTTCGAGATTATAAAATGGGACAAGCACCCATAACAGAGTTCCAGGTATCAGCCGTTAAAGCTGTGACTGGTGAGCAGTCAGACAGCACCCTTACCTTGACTGCCTATGCACCGAAAGAAGTTCTTTTTGGTGACGTTGATATAGAAGACCCCTCAAAGGTTCTTCGTGATTTAGGAGTACTAAATGGCTAAGCCAGTAGCTTATAACCCGAGCGAAGTTCTCGCGCCGGATTTTGTGACCGTGTTAGCGCCTGCTACCGGCACGTTTGCACCTCCGCCTAAGAGTGGCGCTGTAAAGAAGTTCAAGCCCGATAACGCTGAAACCTACCCGACCGGTTGGGCACCTATCGGCTTGACCTCTGCTGAGACCCTGCCGTCCTTCGCATCTGATGGTGGCGACGCTACCGTGCTGGATACCGCAGAGGTTGCAGCTGTGCGTAACATCCTCGGCACGGTCACCAACACCTTTAGCTTCGTCCTGCATTCCTTCAACAAGAAGGTTCTGCAGCTGACTCAGGGTGGTAACGACGCTTCCACTATGGAGGAAAGCAACGACGAGATTATTCAGTGGTCCGGCAACAAGCGCCGCACCGTGAAGACCTCGCTACTGTTCATCCGCGCTGACTCTGAGATGACCGTCTTCGATTACATTGCTAACGCAGAAGTAGCAGCAGACGGACGTGGCGAGACCTCGAAGGGTGCACTTGCACCTATCCCCGTCAAGGCAACCATTCTTGCACCTACTGCAGAGCAGGTTACCCAGGGCGCGAAGGATGCAGTCGCAACCATCATTCCCAAGAAGGATGCCGCCGCAGCAGGTGCCCCGGCACGCGCGGGCGGATAGTACATACGTGCTATACTGTGCCTGTGGCTTTTACGAGTCACAGGCACTTTTCTTTTACCTTTGAAAGGAACACATAATGAGCATCCCTAAGGGCATTACTATCGGTCCCGACGGCTTTGCAACAGCTATTGCCGCTGAGTTCGCACCGGAAGCAGATAAGTACAACCGCCGTATCCTGGGTGAACAGCAGCAAACCAAAGCCGTACCAGCGCAGCCTGCCGAAGCAAACGCAGACCCTCTGCGCTCACTTGACGAAATGACCCCCGAGGATATTACTGGCGTACCGCAAGAGGCTCCCGGCAAGGGAGACGAGCCTACTACCGAAGACCCCCGCAAGAGCAAGTTGTACGCTTTGGTAACCCCGCTTGAAGAGCTGAAAGGCACCGTAGCATTGCAGCTTATGTCTGAGGCGGTCAGTATTTGGGAAGCAGTTTCCTCTGAGGACGGCCAGGAAGCGTCTCCCAGCTTGAACCTCACCGCTACCCGTGTACTTCGTGAGGTCTTCACTGAGCTTATTGTGCCAGAAGACAAACGTGAAGAGTGGGAAGCGCACGACACCTTGGCTGGGATTGCTGAGCAGTCAAACTTCATCTCTGATTATGTTGGTGAAGTGGGAAACGTTATTCGCTCTTTAAATATCTAACTTCACAGCCTGTCATATGCGCAGACTTTATAGCCCTCTACGGCTACGACCCGCTGCGTGAATGGTCTAGCCGGGATAGTAGGGTCACGCAAGCCCTTCTGTCCCGGCTAGGCTTTGAAGAGCGAAGCCTATACAGGCACTCCTTACCAGAGCCTACAGCCGAAGAGCTTGAAAAAGCTGAGAAAGACTCAGACCCGAAGGATAAGTGGTTTGGGTACACCCGGCAAGAGGTAGCCCTCAAGACTCTGATAGACCAATTTACTCAGTTCCGCAATCTCTACATCACGGCTAATTCGGACAAGAATACGAAGGCCCCAGAGTTTGTAGAATACCCATCCCCGTATAATGATAAGCAGCGCATGAAACCGAACTTCTCCGAAGAAGAAGTTCAAACTGCAATGGAACGGCAAGCAATGGCTATGGCTATGGTTGTCGATATTAAAGATGGTGCGTCTTTCTTTGCGGGGGGTGAAGAAACTTCCGAAAGCGAGCCGCCCGATAGTAAGGAGAAAGGGCTAGAGTAAGTGGCCGCAGGAAGTTTTGAAGCCGGGCGCGTACACATTCGCGTCCTTCCCGATGCGGAGAATTTCAACCAGAAACTTCGCCCCGTCCTTGAGAAGGCGAAGAAACAGGCAGAGCGGATAATGCACATCCGGGTTACCCCGGAGCTAGACCGCTCTGCCTTTGAACGTCTAAAACAACAGCTTCGTGAGCTTGATACGAAAATCAAGGTCAAAGCTGACGTAGACACAGACCAGATGCGCACCCGGCTAGAGGAAGCCACCAAAGGTAATCGCGCCGTCAAGATAAAGGCGGACGTGGATACCGCTCATGTGCGTACCAAACTCGCCGAGGCTACGCGCGGTGGACGTGCGGTCAAGATAAAGGCAGATGTTGATACTTCGCGCGTCAAGAAGCAGGTAAAAGAGTCGGTAGAGCGCGTACAGCCGCAGGTGAAGCCTAAACTCGCCCTAAAGCAGCAGCTCAACGAGATGAAAGAAGCGTTCAAGTATCACTTCGAGATACCGAACGTAAAGGTGAACACCGCAAAGACTCTGCACGAGCTGCACGAAGACATTGCGAAGAACCTACCTAAGTCTGAGTTGAAAATACCCATCAAGCTGGACGATAACGTGTTCAAACGAGAACACAAGCGCCTGATTGACGAACTCAAGAAAACCCCTGCCACCCCCGGCGTGGAACTCAAAGCAGGGTTTAGCCGCGACACCTTCCGGCAAGCGACGAAAGGTTTCCAAGAGTTCAACTCTGCCATAGAACGTAACGCTGAACGTAGCGAACGCCGCGTTCGTAAGATGTCCGAGCGTATCCGCGACCTTGCAGATAAGATGGTAGACGGTTTCCATCATGTTATTGATGGGCAGTTCGAGATTGACGGGGACGACGTAACTAACGAGTTCTTCGACCACTTTGAAACTCAGATGGACCGTGTTCGAGAGCACCCAATCAAGCTCTCTGACCTTATCGTGCGCGGGGACAGCTCTCCCCTACGCGAGCATGAGAAGCAAGTCAATAAGATTCTCGATGTAAACCGTCGTCTGCTCGGCCAGAATGAGCAGTGGCGGCAGTCGCTACAGAGCACACACCGTCCTCTACAGCAGCAGGAACGTGATATTGACAGGGTTATCGACGCGAACCGTCGTCTGCTCGGTCAAGTAGAGAAGTGGAAGCGTGTCTCCCAGATACCCGTTTCTACCTCCGGTATTATCCCTGATGCCGCAGCCACCCGCCGTATGAGCGAAGTCTCCCAGCAAGTGCGCAAGCAGTCCGAAGCGTTCAACAAAGCCCGGCGTGAACTTGAGCACCTGAGCAAAATCCAAGGTGTGTTCAACAACCGCGCCAAGGACATGATGAAGGTGGACTTCTCGCGTCCGTTCGTTGGCTTCCGTTCTAACCTCAAGACAATGGAGCGCTGGAACGAAGACCTCCGCAAGGCTAACCGTCTGATGGACGAGCAGGCTAAGAAGTACCGCGAGATGGGCAACGCTAACGGCGTGCGTCGTATGCAGGACGAGATGCGTAAGGTTGGCAAGCAGCTGGAGGAGAACGGGCGGCTGATGAAGCTGTTCGATAAGTCCATGTCTGACGTGTTCACTCGTAAGCGCAAGCTGCATCTGTTCGACGATTTCAAAGCAGACGCTAAGGACTCTATCGAGCAGCTACAGAACAACATCAAACTTGCCGAACGTTTGAAGCAGAGCTTCGCTAATAAGCATAGTAAAGCTGTATCGGTTGGTAATTCGTCCGAGATTGACCGCTGGGCAGAGGCTTTCGAGCGCGCAAGTTTGAAGGTCCATCTTTTGCGCGAACGGCTAGAACGGTTGGAACGTGCACGTGAGAAATTCACGAACCGCGCCGCTGTTGAGCGATTCAAGGATTCGTTCAATGTGGACCACCTCAAGAATGATTCGTTCTTCCGAGACAAGCACCCACTGCACGTTGAAGTAGACTTGGATACCGCTCACGCTGAGCACAAGTTAGACGAGCTGGACGACGACCGTGATGTGACTATCAACGCAGACGCGGATACCGGGCGTGCCCGTATGAAGTTGGCGACACTGACTCGCCCCCGGCACGTGCTGATTAGCCCTAAGATTGATAAAGCAGCCGCCGCTAAGGTACTCACGGTGCTGGCGGCTATCTCCGGCGCGCGTGCTACCTGGGACTTCACCAAGAAGTTCAAGGACTTCACGAAGGACCTTGATAAGAACCTGACGAAGATTATCAAGCTGGGGTCTGTTATTTCGACAGTCTCCGCTTCGGTGTTGTCTCTGACGAGCCACATCTTCTCCCTTGGTGCCTCTCTCGTCTCCATTGCACCTAGTGCGTTCGCCCTGCCGGGTATTCTCACCGGTATCGGTGTGGCTGCGTTCGCTTCGGTGAACGCTCTCAAGCAGTGGAACGACCGCATGAAGGATGTTAACGACCGCTTCACGGAGCTGAACAACCGAGGCGCGGATAAGTTCTGGGAGCAGTTCGAGAAACCCATGCGGAACTTCATTGATTCCGTCTTCCCGGCGTGGGAGAAGGGTATGCTCGAAATTTCCGAAGCGACCGGTAGTTTCTTCGGTAAGGCCGCCAACGCAGCCCAAGAGTTCGCTAACCAAGGCGGCTTCGCAAGTATATTCGACTCTGCGGCTGAGGGTATCCGCCGTATGAGCAACGGTATGGGTCCTCTGACTGAGGGTCTGCTGCGGTTTATCGACATTGGCGCTAAGTTCTTCCCACGCTTCGGTGATTGGTTCACCGACATGGCGAGCAAGTTCAACGACTGGACGAAGAACGCGGACATCTCCGGCGCGATTGACAAGGGTATCTTTGCTCTGAAAGAGTTCTGGCGCGCCGGTGAAGCAGCCGTGGGTATCCTGGTGAATATTGCCAAGGCTGCACAAGAGGCTGGTGGTGCGTCTCTGACGGACTTCGCTAACGCTCTTGAGCGGGTACGAGATAACCTTGCGTCCGTTGAGTCTCAGTGGACTATGGTTACACTGTTCCGGGGTGCGAATGACGCGCTGAAATCTCTCGGCCCAGCTTTCGGGTACGTCGGCAAGATGCTGCACGATACCGCAGAGACCATCGCTTATGTGATGAACAAAATCTCAGAGACTATCGTCTCTTGGGTCAAGCTGATTACCGAAGCGTTTTCTACCCCTGCGTTCCAAGGCGGCATTCGAGATGCAGTGGACGGCATTTCTAAGGGCATGGCTCAGCTCTCGGAGCACTCCGGGCCGCTCGGTGAAATTCTCGGTTCGCTCGGCTCGATTATCGGTAACATGGCTGAGCACTTCTTGCCGGTCTTCGGCGCTGCGCTTGATGCACTCGCGCCTATCTTCAAGGGTTTGAAAGAAGCCTTGGATGCAGTGGTTCCGATTCTTGCCGAAGGTTTGAAGAATGCTATCGAGTGGCTGGGTCAGAACATCGGTCCTCTCGTTGAGCAGTTCGGTCAGTGGGCACAAGCTAACCCTGAGCTGGCAACTGCCCTCGTCTTGGTAGTAGCAGCTGTGGGTGCGTTAGTGGCAGCCCTCGGCCCGATTGCAGGTTTGATTACAGGTATTGGAGGGGCTATCTCTGGTATCAGTGCTATCGCTGGCGGCGTGAGTGAAGTAATAGCAGCGTTTGGTGCTGGCGGCACGCTTGAAGCGGTGGGCGGTGCTATCGCCGCAGCTGCGGGTCCTGTGGCTTTGGTGGTGGCGGCTATCCTCGCTATCGCTGGGGTATTCATTTACCTATATAACACCTCGGAGAACTTCAAGAATCAGATAAACGACCTCGGCCAGAAGATTCAAGAGTTTTTCGAGCCTGTAGCGAAGTTCATTAGCGAGCAGTTAGCCCCAGCTATCGGGGATGCTTTCAAGTCCATCAGTGAGGGCTTCACAGGGCTTATGAGCGATTTAGAGCCCTTAGCTTCGGCCATTGCAAGCATTGTTGGCGGCATCATCCAGGTAGCCACGCCAATAGTTGAGTTCTTTGTGAACGCTTTTGGTCCGCAAATTGCTAACGCTGTTCGGTTCCTCGGCACGACGCTGGGAATCATCTTTGACGGTATCGGAGCAGCTCTCAACGTATTCGGGCATTTAGTTTCCGGTGCTATGAAACTCATGACGGGAGACTTTGATGGTGCACGAAAGGAAGTTGAGGCCATTTGGAACCGCATCAGTGAGTTCTTATCGAACACCTGGAACACCATTATCGAAGGTATCCGAGGTTGGCTTCATGGTCTGATTGATAACATGGATAACTTCATGCCGCAGCTGTTGGGTATCACCAAAGAGTCTTGGCAAGGCTTCAAGGACATTATCAAACAAAAGGTGGACGATGTTATCAATTTCATCAAGAACTTCCCTAGCAACATCATCAACATCTTCAATTCCATAGACCTGTTCCAGTCCGGCCAGGCTCTTATCAATGGATTCAAGAACGGTATTGTGAACGCCTTCAATGGTTTGAAGAACACGGTGAAGAACGGGCTATCTAATATCCGTAAGCTGTTCCCCTTCTCCCCAGCAAAAGAAGGTCCGTTCTCCGGCAGGGGATACACTACCTATTCCGGTCGGGCTTTGATGCGGGACTTTGGTAACGCAATTCTCAAGGAGAGCGCAAACGTCCAGGATAAGACGGCTTTGGCGTTGAGCCGGGTACAAGGCGAGTTCAACAGCTTCTCACCGAAGGTTCCGACCTCGAAGCTCGGTATCAGTGCTGCAACCTCTCAGATGTTGGATGTGAACACCCAACTATCCTCGGGAGCAGCCGCTAAGTCTATGGCTACGGCGCTCATGACCGCTATGGAAGATGGGGTAAAATTGTCTCTAGACCCACGCAGTAATGAGGCAATTTTGAACTTCAACGATAGTGGCCGCCGGTCTCTGAGGCGGTAAGCAACGAAAGGATTATGAACGTGGCATCGAAGGATTTCCAAGCTACGCCGGTAGAGCGTTTCAACCAGGACGGCTTGGCCTATGATGCCACGTTCATGATTGAAGGTGGTAAGGCTTTCCCGGTCGCCTTTGGTGAGTCCATCTCACAGCAGGAAGACCAATCGAACGTTGCGTTCTTTACCTCGGCACGTGGGCGGCGCTCTGTCACGTTCCGAGGTAAAGCACCGCGCTCATGGAGCGTAAACATGAACATGCCGTGGGATTACACCTCTATGCTGGCAACATACGTAGAGTCCCAGCGTACCCCCCGGTTCCTCATGACCCCCTTGGCACGCCGGAATAACATCATGGCACCCGCAACAGAGGGTCCTACGTTGTGGGTTGGTACCGTTGGCAACTCGCCGAACAAGAGCTTCGGGTCTCTCGTTGAGAGTTCTTACACAACAGAAAACGGGTACTACTTACCTACGTACTGGGTAGACCCCAACATAGGCGATACCATCTTCGGTAACGAGACTTGGGTTATCCCCGGCACGACGGTGCGGTTCCGTGTCTTTGCGCGCGGCTCGGGTACGGTACGTTTGTGGGGTAAAAACGCGGGTAAGTTCCTGGATACTCCATTGGTTACCATGAACATCAATTCGGAAACAATGGTTGAGTACATCTCTGCGCCTGTCACCATCCCCCAGAACGTACAGGCCGTGGTGGATGGTTACGCTCGCATGAAGGAATACACCCCTATGCAGATGTGGATAGGCACCCACGTACCACCTATATCCCCCCGGCTAGGGGCATGGGCTGTTATCAAAGACTTTGGGTATTCCCACGAGGTATTCGTTCAAAGCAAGCTCATAAAATCATCATTCACAATATCGGAAGTGTGGTAACCACATGACTTTTATCGCCCGTCGCACAGACGAGTACCTACAGTGGCAGGGTAAAGAATACCCTATCAGCAATGTGAAGTTAGAACATGCGTTCCACCCTGTACCCTCTGATATATCCCCGTCCACACAGACCTACTTACGTGTTAACTTAGATATTGACCTCTCTGGCGGCACCTCACAGGGATACCCTTCACCGTTCACCGGCGCGTACCCGCACCGAGGAGACTACGTTACTCTTGTCCTACAACAGGTAGACGACGAGATTCAAAACCTTACCAGCGTGAACAATAAGCCACGTGCGAACCACACCAGCAAGCGTATGGAGATGCTAGTAGATAACATAGAGTTCGGAGAATCCTCCACATCTCTATCGCTGACTCAGCGCGTGGATGGGTTTTCCAATAAGATAAACGCTGACCCTGTGTACCACTGGCGTAATCAGTTCTATGGGTGGCTCGTCGGCCAGAAGGAAAAGTTCTTCGAGGACCAACAAGCACTTCGCTACACGAACCCTGCTCCGGCGTACACGATTGGCATAGCCCTGGCAGCAGGTGGGTATACCTACGCACCCCCCGCCACGCCGCTCACCGTCCTGAGCCTACCTCTGTTCGGGTCT